AAGAGGGGTTCTGTATCGCATTACAAAGGCAGAGCATATCGTTTCCGTTGGTGGGGTGATGGGTATGGTGATGATACAGGTGAGGTGGATGTTAGCTGCCCTTTGTCGGAATTTGACCGTTGGGCAAACAGTGTAGATGAAGTTGTAAATTTTTATAATTGGATTGAGAAATGAACGAACGAATTAAAGAACTTGCTCTGGAAGTGTTTAGTTTCAAATATAAAACTGAGCCCAATGAATTGGATCCAGGTCATCACATGGACCATTTGTATAAGTTCGCCGAGTTGATTGTTCGGGAATGTGCTCAATATATGTATGAACACTACCCACACAGCCTCTATGAGATAAACTATATGCGAAAGCATATGGGTGATCCAGATTGGAATAAACCGATCAGACAACATTTTGGAGTTGAGTGATGCGAGTAGACAACAACAAGTTGTTAAATGACTATCAGCTCAAAACTCAACAGATTGAGAAACAACAGCAGTTGGATACTATGATTAAAAAGGAACAGCTCGAAGCAGAACGTATTAAGGCTGAGCGAATCCGTACAGAGCATATTGCTAGGAATCGTAATGATCCTACCAAAGGCAATAACATTGATGTGAGTGTGTGACATGATGACTGGTTGGATTTTATTTTTTGCATTTAGTGTACCCAACAATTCAAATTTCAATCAACCTGTGATAATGGACAGTTTTACCACTAGACAACAATGTGAAACCACACTGGCATACATTGAGTCCAACTATCGAGAAGTAAATATCATAGGCAAAGGATTTTGTTTGGGAAACGGGGAATAAAAATGATTGAATTATTAATTATAGTTTGGTTACGCGGAATCATGTTGGCAATTTCTACCGGAGACTAGTATGAAACACATCACGCTAATGAATACAGGAGAAGCCGTCGGTCTGAATTCTGGATCCAGCCTATTAGGATATGTTAAAGCTACCTACGCAGAAATAGTAGAAATGTTTGGCGAACCTCCTTTCGGACCTGGTGGAGACGGTAAGGTAAACGTAGAATGGCATTTGGAATTCCGTGTTCACGACGATGAACTTGAAACAGATGACATCTATGTTGCAACAATCTATGATTGGAAAGAACCAGAAATCCCAATGGATAACTACGAATGGCACATCGGAGGCTTTAGCCACAATACCTTCCACGTTGTTCAGGATTATATATTGGAGCAGAAACGTGCAAGAAGCGAGAATTGAAATAGAATTCACTCAAGAATGGATCAAGGAACACTTTGATCTGTTTCTGCGCCGGGTGTTTGACTTCCACCAACAGTATTCTTCAGATTATTTTATATCTGTGGATGACTCCCGTGTAGGGCGTATTAAGTATATCGCTAATCAAAAGGAAATAGTCGATGGGTGAATTCCCAGAAGAAAGCTAAAAAGTAGTACTTTTTGCTATGTTGTTAAAATACAACACTATTTTCATGAAGAAAATGGTTGACATTTTGGATAATGGTGCTATACTATATACATATTAAGGAGCAAAAGATGTCAAAAATCCTAGGTTTCGTAGGTGTAGGTCTTTGTGCTGGAGTATTGCTTTATGGCGTTACTAATGCACTGAAAATCCCCGATGTGCATGTTAGCTATAGTACCAATCAGTGTGTAAAAGTAGTAAATTACACTGATTCTGAGGTGTACTCCTGCGAGAACATACCCGTTAAATATAACCATGTATGGTCCAAATAAGAGGTTGACAAACCCAAAAAAGGTGCTATACTAATATTTGTAAGTTAAACAAAATGACATAGGAGCAAAGGAATGTCAAACAGTTTTATCCGTATCAATGAGGGCACTTACCGTAACGCAGATGTTAGCGGTCAGGTGTTTCGTCTCGCAGAGCAGTACAAGCACACCTCTAAAGGTGGTCAAGTTACTGTTTACAATGACAACAAGTTTCGCGGTTGTCCCGATAAACTTCGTATTAAAATTGAAAGCATGAAGCATTACGAATTTGTTAGTGCGGACCAGCACGATATTGAATTGGATCCGGTTGCAGAAGATAACTCAACCAAATCCGATGCAGAGCGGATCGAAGAGATTCGTGAGCGTTTCGACATCTTAACCGACATGACCAAGGCTTGCGTGGGCGGCGATATCCGCGCAATGATTGTTAGTGGCCCTCCAGGTGTTGGTAAGAGCTACGGCGTTGAGAAGGAAGTTGAGAAGGCTGTACTGTTTGATCAGATTGCAGGTCGTCCTCTCAAGGCAGAAGTTGTTAAAGGTAGTACCAGTGCTATTGGTCTCTACACCACGCTCTACAAGTACAGCGATGCAAACTGCATGCTGGTGTTTGATGATTGCGACAGTGTGCTGGTAGACGATGTTTGTTTGAACCTTCTCAAAGGTGCATTGGACTCTGGCAAGAAACGTAAGATCAGCTGGCTCGCAGATAGCAACCTGTTGCGTCGTGAAGGTGTGCCAGACAGTTTTGAGTTCAAAGGTTCGGTGGTGTTTATCACCAACCTTAAGTTTGAGAACGTGCGTTCGCAGAAGTTGCGGGACCACTTGGATGCACTTCAGTCACGTTGCCACTACTTGGATCTGACGTTGGACACGATGCGTGATAAACTTCTTCGTATCCGACAGATTGCCGGCGACGGTGCGTTATTTGAAAACTATGACTTCAATCAAGAACAGCAGGAATCAATCCTGAAATTTATGGAAAAGAATAAGAATAATTTGCGTGAAATGAGTCTGCGTATGGCGCTCAAGATCGCAGACTTGGTAAAGAGTTTCCCAGATCGTTGGGAAGCGATGGCTTTGGTTACCTGCGCTAAAGCAGGTAGTTAAAGGTGGTTAACAGCCATTCCTCCTAGCTCCTAAGGCTGTTAACTGTTTGAGCTTGTGAGTTTTCGGACTCACAAGCTCTTTTTTTTGCTAGACAATTTCTAACTAAGGTGCTATAGTGTACTATGATGAAAACATTCAAACATCTTGAAGATTATATACTAGTTATTGCAGGCTACGTTGAAGATAACAAAGGTCGTTGGATAGTAGGGAAGTCTCCTGTGAGTCCGTTTTACGGACTTAATCATCCTATTGTAAAACTAGCACGATACGATATTAGTGTAATCGAAAACTTTGTAAATCAGATCAAAAGTGGAATAGGGTTTACACCTAAGCAAGCAGAGTTAGCTTCTAAAATTACAACCAAATATAAAAGACAGTTGGCCAACAATGAGATCAGTGTTGAGCCAATTGAATCAGGTTTCGTAACATTTAAATACCCATTGCGTGATATTGATTATCGTCGTAGAGTCAGTGTCGAGAATGATGAGATCCGTGCATACTTTCCATTTGAGCAATCTATTATCGAATCCTTGAGGCATTATGCCAGAGATGAAAGTCATGGTATAGTGGAATGGAACCAAAAAGAACGTTATTGGATGTTTGCACTTACTGAGTATAACATTATATGGGTATATACTAACTTAGTTAAGCAGTCTAAGTTCTCTATGGATAAATCATTCAACAACTATCTAGAACTTTGTAAGTCAGCTAACTATAACTTACCGACATTGACTTTGATAAATGACGAGCTAGTTTTAGCGCATGCTAGTGATTCATTGAAGTCTTATGTTTCTGAGAAGGTCAGTCATTTGGATATAAGTAATATCACAAAGCTGATTGACCACAGTAGTATATGTAAATATGCAGTCGATGAAACTATTACAAGGACATGCATCCCATCTTATGTTGCTAGAGACTTTATGTTGAAGTCTTGGATAGAAGTTAACAGCCAAGATGATATGATGCATATTCCAAGGTATATTGATTATGTGTGTCGGTATCCTGTTGTAGTCTACGGCTCAATTGATTTTATCGTACCTTGGTTATCGGAAGTAATGGCAATGCAAGTTTACAAAACTGCCCAAGAAAATAACCAACGGTATATCCTAGAGCTTGATGATAAGAATGTAGACGAGTTAGATTCGTATCCTATCTTACTTACGACCAATGGATTGATAAGAGCAGGGACACACCGCCAGAACATATTTCAAAAGGCTGAGAAAACTATCTTTATTAGTACAGCTAACAGTGTACTGCCAACCACCAGGCTTGGAGATATTCTACGTATGGCAATTAGAGAAAAAGCTGAAGCATGAGTACATGTATGTTACACATCAAGGACGAAGTAAATGTTAAGGTCGAAGGATTGGACCTTAACATGCGTCGACGTCTTGCAAACTTGTTCAAGTATGAGATACCTGGCGCACGGTACATGCCGGCGGTACGACTAGGACGTTGGGATGGTACTGTTAGCTTTTTCCAGATGGGCGGATCGACATATATTAATCTACTGCCTAAAATATTACCTGAGATAGAAAAAGCAGGGTACAAAATTGAGCTTAATGACACTCGAGAATATTCTACCAAGTTTGAGTTCACAAAGGTAGAAGAAGATTCATACAGCAACATTGCTTGGCCTAAAGGTCATCCAGCCGCAGGGCAACCCATACAGCTACGTGACTATCAAGTTGAGATCATCAACAACTTCTTGGACAACCCACAGTCTATACAAGAAGTGGCAACAGGCGCAGGCAAAACTATTATGACTGCGGCACTGAGCAAAAGCGTAGAAGCCTATGGACGTAGCATTGTTATTGTGCCTAACAAGAGTCTGGTTACACAAACAGAAGCGGACTACATTAACATGGGGTTAGACGTAGGTGTATTCTTTGGTGACCGTAAAGAGTTTGGCAGACAGCACACCATCTGCACATGGCAGAGTTTGAATATACTTCTAAAGAACACACGCAATCAAGTCGCTGAAATTTCCATTGGCGAGTTTATTGAGGACGTTGTGTGTATAATGGTAGACGAAGTACACATGGCTAAAGCAGATGCATTAAAAACTCTGCTGACCACAGTGTTCGCTCATGTTCCTATCCGTTGGGGACTAACTGGAACCATTCCCAAAGAAGAATACGAACAAGTAAGTTTGTATTGTAGTATTGGGAACGTGATGGGTAAACTCAGTGCCAGTGAACTGCAAGAAGCAGGACACCTTGCACAGTGTAAAGTGAACATTGCACAGCTCGTCGATCATTCAGAATATGCCAACTATCAAAGCGAGCTTAAATACTTGTTAGAGCAACCTGATAGGTTGGATTACATCGCTAGCATGATTGAACAGATTAGAACTAGCGGGAATACATTAATATTGGTGGATAGGATAAATGCAGGAACAAAACTCACAGAGAGGATTCAGGGCGCCGTTTTTGTTAGCGGCGGAACGAAGGCACAAGCTCGTAAACAAGAATATGACGAAGTCGCAGATTCTAGCGATAAGGTTATTGTGGCCACTTATGGTGTTGCCGCTGTGGGTATTAATATCCCTAGGATTTTCAATCTCGTTCTTCTGGAGCCTGGTAAGAGCTTCGTTAGAGTTATACAATCTATAGGGCGAGGCATTCGTAAAGCAGAAGATAAAGATCATGTAGAGATATGGGATATTACATCTACATGCAAGTTTGCAAAACGTCACCTTACAAAAAGGAAACAGTTTTACCGAGAAGCAAACTATCCGTTTGAATTGGAAAAGGTGGAATGGAAGTAAAAAGAATTCTAGTAACCGGAGGTGCTGGGTTTATTGGTCACCATTTTTTACGAAGGTTGCTTAAGCATCCTGAATATGAAATTATCAGTCTAGATAGGCTAGACTTTTCGGGTAACCTAAATCGCATTGCGGAACTAGCACAAGAGTTTGGCCCAGAAGAAATGCGTAGGCTACGTGTTATATTCCACGACCTACGTGCAGAGATTAATGGTCAAATAGCCAAACAGATTGGCGACCTAGACTACATCGTACACATGGCGGCAGGCAGTCATGTTAATCGTAGCATTGCCAACCCTCTACAGTTTGTACAAGACAACGTAGTAGGTACAGCCCACTTATTAGAGTTTGCACGACACCATCAACCTAACTTAAAGAAGTTTATTAATTTTGGCACCGATGAAGTCTTTGGTGATGCTCCAGACAATGTAGAGTATCACGAATGGTCACGCTACAATAGTCGTAGTCCATATTCAGCTACCAAAGCAGGAGCAGAAGAGCTCTGTATTGCGTATGAAAATACCTACAAGATGCCTATCTATGTTACGCATACCATGAACGTGTTTGGTGAACGTCAACTACCAGAAAAGTTCTTGGGCATTATTATGCGCCAGCTATTAGATGATAAGCCTGTGGTAATACACTGCGATGCAGAAACAGGTACACGTTCAGGTTTGCGTCATTGGATCCATGCGGCAGACGTAGCAGACGCTACCATGTTTATTATCAACTTGCCACACGGCGAGTTTCCTATCGCACCCGATGAAGGTGGTGGCACTTGTCCTAAGTTTAATATTGTTGGTGATCGTGAATACAGCAATCTAGAAGTAGCAGAACATGTTGCCATGATCATGGGCCGCAAACTCAAAACTGAAATGGTAAGCTATGACCTACAACGTCCTGGTCACGATTTTAGATACGCACTTAGTGGAGCCTATATGAAAAGTCTTGGATGGATTCCTAGTCAAGACTTTGAAACAAGGTTAACACAAATGGTTAACTGGACATTGAAGAACTCAAGATGGCTGAAGCTCTGACAGAAAACACAAAATGTTTAGCATGCGGCAGTGAAGAACTAGAAAGAATCTTAGACCTAGGCAAACAGCCACTTGCCAACAACTATGAGACTGAACACACAGCCAGCACAGAGTACCCGCTAGCTGTTAACCTATGCACTAACTGTTATCATCTACAGTTAACGCACACAGTCGATCCCGGCATTATCTACACAGACTATTTGTACCGTACAGGTACCAACCAAACAATCAAAAACTACAGTGAGTGGTTTGCCCGGTGGGTGACTGAACGTATAGGCAAGGAAGAATACAGTGTGTTAGACGTAGGCTGTAATGACGGCACACAGTTAGACAGCTTTAACAAACAAACCACATACGGTATTGACCCAGCCGCTAACCTAGCAGAGTTTAGAAACAGCAAGCATCAGTGTGTTACTGGTTTCTTCAGCGAAAATGCAATACAAGAATTGGGCGTGTTGAGTTTCGATGTTATCAACAATCAAAATGCATTCAGTCATTTAGCAGACCCAATGGACTTTCTGCGTATTGCTCGTCGGCATTTGATTCCAGAAGGACGCATATACCTCAGTACTAGCCAAGCCAACATGGTTCTAAACAACGAGTTTGATACCATTTATCACGAGCATATTAGCTTCTACAATGCTTACAGTATGTACAAGCTAGCTCGCCGTGCAGGCTTGCATCTAACAGACGTTGTTAAAACACCCATACACGGTACTAGCTATGTATTTGAGCTACGGCACGAAGCAGTCAACCAAGAGCATGTTAATAATATACTTGCAGTAGAAGCCGCACACGGATTGCAAACAAAAGACACGTATTTTACATGGAGTGAGAACGTACAAGCACTTTGTAAGGAACTAGTAGCCCTTATTAATCTTAAGGCATATGAGGGCATAAAAGTTGTTGGTTATGGTGCCGCGGCTAAAGGAAACACGCTGTTAAACTACACGCAAGTGCCACTAGCATGTATCATCGACGACAGTCCTCTAAAGCAAGGATTGTATACCCCAGGAAGGCATATACCTATTATTAGCGCAGACCAACTTGCAGATTATGTGGACCCAGCCCAGTGTGTGTACATGCCGCTAGCGTGGAACTTCTTTGAAGAAATTAGGACACGTCTGCAAACACATTTAAATACTCCAGTAGAGTTTATTCGTTATTTTCCTAAAGTTGGAGTAGTTAATTGAAGTTTCCTGTGTACGAATTAGTGGATCGTTATTCTATTGCTTTGCTCAAAGACGAGAAGTTTACAGAAGGCAATAGAGAAGAAGTTGAGTTTTACGAACAGCAACTAAAGCAAGATTACGATATCGAATTAGTAAAACATAAAATTCAAGACTTAATAAAAGTACATAGAGAAATTTGGAGCATGGAAGATGACTTCAAAAAAGGACGCATAGACAACGAGCCTCTAGAAATCATCGGGCGTAGAGCATTAGAAGTTAGAGACCTTAATGCCGTTAGGGTAAAACTAAAAAACAATTTAGCTTTAACCTTAGGTGATACTTTAATAGAAAAGAAAAGCTACGCTGGAGAAAAGTCTTTTTCTGTTCCTGATTTCCATAACACATATTACTATCATACCAAACCTTGGAAAGACCGCTATATAAGATACATTGATTTTTCTAATGATTCTGACATTGATGGTTCTCCTAACTTCGAATACCAGTATATTAATTTTTTAAACAATAAGAAAAATTACAGTCCTAATGACATTTTAGTTCTCGAAAATCCATATATGGATTCTCATTTACAACGACCATTGGTTGAATATCTAAATCACTTTGCTCGAACATCTCCTAATCCTTTTGTATTTTTAACCAGTCGTTGGAATACTGAAAAAGACGGGGTGCGGTTTCCTGTTTATAATGATCTGTTTCAAGAACATGCTACACATTTTTGGACATTTGATAATGCACATTTTGAGGAATTAGTACGTCCTAATAGGCACCACAAAGTAATTTATACCAGTACCAAAGACTATCCTTGGCGTAGGCATGTGTATAAGATGCTACAAGAAACATGTCGGTATCCAGGCGATGCAGTGCTTTACTATTCTTGTTTAGCTACTAACTTTGATTACTCGTGGAAAAGAGGCGGTGATCGAGGTGCTGAAGTTTTTGATTATTATACAGATGACTTCTTAGATAATGTTGCTAACTTGCCTGGTATCCCTACAGAAACAGTTGGGAATAGAATAGACTTTGATGCATTGCCGCATGAGTTACTAAACGACAGTTTTTTAAACGTAATTGTTGACACCCAATACCGAGGATTAGAACCTAGACCTTTTTTTAGTGAAAAAGTTTTTAATGCTATTGCACATCGGCAGTTGTTTATATACACAGCCGCGCCAAACAGTTTGCGTATTCTTAAAGAAAAAGGATATCATATATTTGAGGAACTGTTTGATCTCAACTACGATAGTATAGGCAATCCACAAGAACGCATACTAGCATTTACTAAAAGTGTACAAAATTTTGTAAAACGTCCACTGCATGATATTAGTCAAGACTATATTCGTGTAATGGATAAAATTGAAGAAAACTTCCAGCGTTTGAAGTCTGCTAGTTTTGAATCCAAAATGGATCAAGCAATTGGACTGGCATTAAAGGGCAAGCAATGAAAATTGTAGTGTGTGGAGATAGTTATTGCGCTTCCGACATGGACCATCCTGGGGTACATTTTAGTGAACTGTTAAACGGTAGTGTGTTAAATTTGGCTAGACAAGGTGCTAGCAACAGTGCAATTTTTTGCCAATTCAACGAAGCATTACAGATGCAACCGGATGTCATTGTGTATGGTATGACTGACCCTAGTCGTATGTTGGCACCAAATCCTACCAGAGACCCCGATAAGCCTAGCTGGTCAACTCCGGCGGTATTAAAAAATATACGCTATGGACATCATGATGGATACCCAACGCACGAACAGGTGCTGATGGCAGGAGGTGAACGTGCTCCGTTTATTAGTCATACTATAGATACACTGGTAACTAACAAGCAGGTCCTGGCAGGGCCACGTGAAGTTATCGATGCAATAAAATATTATCATGCTTATTTGTTTGATCATAACATGCAGGATTGGTTCGACAGAGAAATGTATCACGGCTATTGCGCCAGAGCAGAACTAAAAAACATAAAAACAATATCTCTACAAGAAGCATGTCCTTTTGTATACGAAGTATCATTAACCTATCAAGGGGAATTTTCCGGTAGCTTTCATACCGATGCTGAAACACAACAACGGGTAGCACAAGTCTTACAGGGAGTAATCAATGTCAATTGAATGGCGAAGTGATAATGGCGTATTCTTGCCAATGATCAACGACGGCGGGCGTAATAGGTTCTACAAAAATGTACTAGAACTAAAAGCACCCGGCAAGCATGTGGTAGACATTGGCTCGGGTACTGGCATTCTCAGTATACTGGCATTGCAGGCAGGTGCATCACATGTTACCGCAGTTGAAATGGATCCGGACCGTGCTGAACTAACACGCAAGAATCTAGAACTATGCGAGCTCAGTGATCGTGCTACAGTGCTAAATGCAAACTGGCTAGACATAGACATTACAGGTGATGTCTATGTCAGTGAAACATTGTGTACAAACATATGGAATGAAAATATACTAGAACTTAGTGAGCATGCTATACGCAACGGTGGGGAATATATCCCTGGGCGCATCGAATATCAGTTTAGGATATACGAAAACCATCCGTTATTTGCTATTTGTCAAAGTGCCAGCGAAGCACATGGCTTCGAACCTGAGATAGATATTGATCCAAGATTTTTTAGTGCAGTAAATGATGCTGTTGTTGGTCAACGAGAAGATAGGGAACAATTTAAGCAGAATACAATTTTTAATTTGTTTCAAGGATGTCATCAACTTCCTGAAATGAAACTTATTGCTGAACACTTTAAAACATTATACGAAAGCGATTGGTATACTGTAGATCTCAATAAACCTCAGCATATAAATTATAAACAATTTAATCATCAATTTAACCTAAAAGACTTGCAAAAAACGCATGGTTATTGTATAGTACTAATATGGCGAGCAGTTACAGACAATATACAACTGCACGTACATGATACGATCTTTGGAACAATGTGTAAAATAATGCCAGAAGGCACAACAAAAGTGACAACATCGTATAATACAGCAAACAGGAATTGGTATTTCGCCTATGAGTAAACTAATAGTATGTGGATGCAGTTTTAGTGCTCCAGCTAACGCAGAATACACAGAGCTAGCAGGCACTGCATATGGTGAAGTGCTGGCTAAGAAACTAGGATGGGATGTAGAAATTCTAGCAAGGCAAGGATGTTCCAACGGGGGCATTAGAATTCAAATTGATGAAGTGCTTCGTCAGCGTCCAACATTTGCTATTATTGCGCCCACGTTTCATGATCGCATGGAAATTCCAGCTAGTGCGGCCCCTTATGTTCCGCCTAAGAATGAAAACAAAGGTTGGAACAGCGATCTACAACAACACCTACAAAAAGCGCACCTTAATGGTTATAACATTGAAGCAGGGATCAACAATGTCAACTACGGCAATAATCCCTACACAATGATCTGTGAAACTATTTTTAGTCTTGCAGAAAACTATGACCATCCTTATCGTGCTAGTAAGATAGACAAATACACTCAGCAAGCAGTAAAGCAGTATGTAAATCACATATATGACAGTGAATGGAAACTGCAAATGGACCGTTGGATTATTCGCGACGGCATTATGCAACTGCACTATGCTAAAATTCCTTTTCTTGTTGTTGCTTGTAATATATGGACCAGTGAAGATGTTAGAAGTTATTTTCCTGACGTTGTGCCTGATCGTTGTTTTACACTTGACTATAAAGAAACACCTGCATATGCTACTAATGAATGGGGTTTTGAAAATACCCTAGGATTCGATCCTGGGTATCACGGAGACCCAAAAAGTCAGGAGTATGTTGCAGACGTATATTATAACATAATCAGGGAGCATTGGAAACTATGAGAATATTAACATTAGAAAATCAGTCATTTGACATGACTGAATTACCCGAAGAAATTGAAGATCTTCGGTTTGCAGTACTAGACAACGGCGACCCTAAAAACCCTGACTTCTTTTTTATACCTTTAATCTTTTTAGAAAGTTTTAATAGCAGTGCATTGGTTCTACGTATTGATGGTAAACAGATTCGTATGCCGTTAGATTGGCACATACTGATTGGTGAGCCTGAGATGGGTGACCTTGAAGTTATTCCTTTGACTAGTATTAATGACCGAGGATTTAAAGCATTTACTTTTAATCCATTGTCTAGCTTTAGAACAGAGTTTTTCGATATCGAGATTGAGGATATTTTTCAGGACGTAAAATGGTATTTTCCTAAACTGAGACCCGGACAACTTTTAGCAGTGCCAATTGATGAGGGCAACAAACCGCGTTGCATATATTTTGTCAGTGAAATCAGCAGACAAAGTGAGGTAGTTGACTATGGAAAAATTTGGTAATTTAGTAAACATCGAGGACATCGGTGGCGATCTTATCAAGTCTGATGACAAGTATGAGCTATACGATAATAAACTTTTAAAAAACTTAGTTCTCAGTAAAACAAAATTGAGAGCAAATAAAAGCACTAACGGACATCGACATGCTGGGCAGGAAGGGGTTTATTATTTTATTAGCGGCAAAGGTAAAATGGAACTAGACTATCGTATGTTTGATGTAAAAGCGGGAGATGTTGTTCTAGTAGAGGACAACGTATTTCATAAAGTACACAATACGGGCGATTTTTGGTTAGAGTTTATTTGTGTGTTTGATGGTAGGAGAAACCATTGAAGGCAATAGCGGCAGTAGCGCATCCAGATGACTGTGTGATATTCGCATGGCCCTTTATACAAAAGTTTAAAGATTGGGATTGGTCTATTGTTTATTTGACCTATGACCTTAAAGACGACCGAGCACAAGAAGCCGCCAAATTTTGGAATCTCTACAATATTAAAACCAAGTTTTTAGGATTCACGGATCACTATCAAGATTTAGAAGCAAATGAGTTGATCACATTTGACGCAGGTCTAGCTGGAGAAACGTTAATACGCAACCTACGTTCAGCGGATCTCATATTAACACACAACGAAGACGGAGATTACGGACACATACACCACAAGTTTGTTAATGAGTGTGCTAACAAAACCAAAGTGCCTAAAGTATATTTTGCTAGTACATTTAACAACAACTATGAGTTGGTTGCAGAACCTGTAGACCTAGCACACTGGCCCATACACAGAGAAGTAATCGAAGGCTTTCAAAATTGCAACATTGGAAGATATTATGTCTCAGAACAAGCCCACGTATATCTATGAATCACCCGACGGCGGCACAACTGTGTATGCAAGACCCATTGGAGCAGATCCAGCAGATCGTTTTGTTGTACCTAACGGAGATGGCCGGACACTGCCTAACACTCCGTACCAAAGAGAGATGATCAGATTGCGAAATGAACAAAAACTAGCACGTGGTATGTTTGAGTTAGCTCGCTCAAATGAGAGCTTGCGTGAAGCATTGGATCATGCTATAATGATTTATAACTTGATAAAGAATGACCATGGATCGATTAAACATACGAAATGAAATGAGTGCATTTGATTCAAAGCGGCGTGAGTACTTTGATGAAATGACTGATGAGGAGAAGAAAAAGTTTGCTCCGTTTCTTATGATTCGTTGGGGTAGTGCAGTTACCGGCGATACTGTATTGCAACAGTATTATTTGGCGAGTTGTAATGAACGTCTGAATAAGAACTTCTTTGACATCAGTTCTAGTAAGCACAAAAAGTTTTTATGGTTGCTGAGTACAACAGTAAGTCCAGGAATGGGTAACTGTTATCATAAATGGATTAGTCCTAAAAAGAAAGTCAACAACAATAAAGCAGTTAAATTTTTACGTGAAATCTTTCCAGAGCGCACAGACGAAGACCTAGAACTATTGGCGAAAGTAAATGATACAAGAGATCTTAAAGACTTGGCAAGAGAACACGGATGGGATGACAAGCGAATCAAGTCCGCGTTTTAAGTGCAAGTACTGTGAGAAAGCATTTCGCAAGGAAAGTACTCTTGCGGCACATCTCTGCGAGCTAAAACGTAGGTATCAGCAGGAAAAAGAACAGGGTGTGCAAATGGGTTTCCAAGCATATCTCAGGTTCTTTGAACTTACACAAGGCAGCGCAAGCCTCAAGACGTATACAAACTTAGTAGAAAGTCCATACTATAATGCATTCGTCAAGTATGGTAGACACTGCCAAGCTATCCGGTGTGTTAACTTTAAGAGTTATACCGATTGGCTTCTCAAAAACAACAAAAAGTTGGATCATTGGTGCAAGGAGGATCATTATGTAGAATGGTTAAGCCAGTACTTGCATAATGAAAGTGTCCAGGATGCGCTAGAACGTAGCATCCGGGAAATACAGCGTTATGCAGATGAAACTGATAGTCTCCAAGATGTAGACTATTTTAGATATGGCAACGCTAATAAAATATGTTATCATATAAGTAATGGTAGAGTCAGTGCATGGGTAGTATTCAATTGTGACTCAGGCATTGAGTTTTTAGAACGGCTCAATGAAGACCAACTCAACGTTGTACTTCCTTGGATTGATCCCGAGTTTTGGCAACGCAAATTTCAAGACTATCTCGCTGACCGAGAGTGGGTCAGAGAGATTCTAAAGCAAGGTGGATTTTAAAAATGTCTCATCAATTAAACAGTGCCGAACTGATAACTATTGCAGTACTAGAAAATATAATAAAAAATTGGGTATTCCCTCAGACTGATAATACAAAAATTGCATTGACGTGGATGCAAGAATATGTTGAAACTGTAAAAGAAGGCAAACCAATTACAGCAACCGGTGACGAAACGTTATATACGAATGAATAAGTTTAAAAGTGATATTGATATAGATTTTGGTGATCGTGCTCGAGTACTAGAACTATTTGAGCATACACCAGCCAGCATACACAGGAACGGTGAGGTTGTAAAACATAACACCGGTGTTTACTTTCAAACCGTTCCTGTGGATCCGTTTAACGGACTTTGCTCTATAGATCATAAAGCCAGCGAAGACCGCGGTTATATTAAACTGGACTTACTTAATGTTCACATTTATAACCAAGTTAAAAGCGAAGCACATTTAACTGAACTATTAAACACTCCCCCAAATTGGGAACGCCTTTACGAACGTGAATTCTGTGAGCAGTTAATTCACATTGGGGATCATTATGATACAATGATACGTATGCCTGAGATGGTAGATACTGTTCCACGTCTAGCAATGTTGCTGGCAGTGATACGCCCAAGCAAACGACATTTAATAGGCAAACGTTGGTGTGAAGTTGCTGAAACCGTTTGGAACAAGCCTACAGATGATGGGTATTATTTTAAAAAGTCGCACAGTGTAGCATATGCTAATCTGGTTGTGGTGAATATGAATCTAATCAGTCTTGCGAACTAGCGTAATACTGCGACGTTTACTACGTTTCTGTCCCATAGACTTCATGTTAGTTGCAGGACCAAAGCGTATGTCTACATCTTTGCTGTTCATGGTTTGAATAACAGGTTTAAACTGTTCCCAATCCTGCTTTAGAAAAATATTAATCGGAATCATACGATTTGATTCCCACCACCAAACTTCTGCTAGGTCTAGGAAATTCATTTTATCTTCGCGTGTTCTCAGTCTACCATAGTCATACATGGTAGTAATTTGTTCGTCTGAGTTTTGAATCACACCGATATACTCAACCCCTCCGTAGACCAGGTATGTTAAGAATGGATACTGCTCTAAGAGCGCGGTTATGTCTTCTTGTGTATACAATTTTCTTATAAATAGTTAAAACATAGAGGGATAAAGAAGCCCATGCAAATAATTCATAGTTATTTATATACGCCAAAAATTCGAGTTATTATTTCGGATATGGGTGTAACAAACATACAGGAGCAACAAGTGTATAATCACGTAATTCAGCTGTACAAGGGTACGGATAATCCTGTGCAGGTTAGATTTTTAAACCAAGACCAAAAGAAAAAAGACGTAACCAACTACACGTTTGTTGTTGCTGTTATGAATACTGATCAAGGACAAACAATTTTTTATCCTACACTAACAGTAACTGATGCTGCCGCAGGGCAAGGAACTGTTACATTTACCGAAGAACAAATGAATAACCTAGATGCAATGCGTTATACGCTGGCTATCAAAGGCACAGTCAACGGTGTAGAGGCTCCTGTTTACAGCGACGACAACTTTAATATGAGCGTGGACCTACATGTTAATGAAGGTTTCTTACCACCAGCGTAAAATTTTAAAGCATTAAAATTTGCACTTAAATACCTATATAGCTATAGGTATCCCAATGAAATTAAATCTTGATCGTATTCACGAGCGTCAAGCTCGTCTTAGTTCTCACCCATTGTTTGCGGGAGACTGTTTAAAGACATTGGACGATCTACATGTTTTTATGGAACACCATGTGTATGCTGTTTGGGATTTTATGAGTTTGCTAAAATCTTTACAGCATCATATTTGTCCAAGCACAGAATGTTGGGTACCAACACGTTGGGCAAGAGCAGGACTTGCTCGTATCATCAATGAAATTGTACTAGGCGAAGAAAGCGACATTGATATGGGCGGACACGGATCCATCACACATCACGATTTGTATGCACAAGCAATGCTTGAAATTGGTGCAAACGGACGCAACTTTGAAGCGTTTATTGAACTGGTAAGAGAGTCTGGGTTTGACGATGCACTAGAAAACTCGCATGTTCCTCCTGCTAGTGCTAGCTTTATGCGTACAACATTTAAGATAATCGATACTCGAGATCCGTGGAAGATTGCAGGTGCATTTGCGTTTGGGCGTGAAACACTGATCCCTCCAATGTTTAAAAGTCTACTCAGTCAAATGAATATCACTGCACACGATGCACCCAAGTTTCACTATTACCTTAAACGTCATATTGACCTAGACGGAGACGAGCACGGCCCTGCGGCAGAATATATGGTAGAAACACTGTGCGAACATGATCCTGTAAAGATCCATGAAGCTGAACAAGCCGCGCTCATGGCACTGGACGCACGTATTAGATTGTGGGATCGTGTTTACGATATTATCAATGATCCCGAAGAAATGCAGATCTATTCTGAACTATTTGTTCAAACAGGAATTGAAGGTTGATAGAAACTGAAATCTTATTCTTAGGTAGCTTGTCTGGCACCAAACGTTTGTTTAGGTCAATGAGCCTAGGACAACTTGCGGGGCATATTAGAACACTAGACTATCAGGTACAAGTCGTTGATTTTGTTCCGCAGATGACGGACCAACAGGTATTCCAACTCCTAGACAAGTTTATTTCCAAGTCTACCAAAGTAGTTGGCTATTCTACCATGGGTAAGGAAGGTCCTACTGCTGGCGAAACAAAACGTTTTGTTGAAGTTATACTTCCCTACATCCGCAAACTGGCTCCTAATATACTTGTTGTATGCGGCGGTGCTGCCAGTGGTTACGTAACACAACGCTATCCTAATAAAACTGCATTTGACTATATCTTTTACGGATATTCTGAGAACACGTTTGCAAACTTTGTAAACTTTATCTTTAGAAAAGGTTCGCCTCCTGTTATCGAAAAACGGAATGGCAATCTAATAATTAGAGAAAAAACACAACAAGAATACGACATTAAAAAGAATCATCATCGTTGGCACGAACGCGATTGTATATTACCACACGAAAGTTTACCTATTGAGATTGCTAGAGGTTGTATTTTTAAATGCAAGTTCTGTGCATTTCCAAATGTAGGTAAAAAGAAAAATGAATATGTTCGTGGAATGGAATTAGTAGAAGAAGAAATGCTCTACAACTACGAGCACTACAAGACAGTCAACTACTATCTCACAGACGATACATTCAATGATGATCCCGACAAGGTACGTGCCTTTTATGAAATGACGCAACGTTTACCTTTTCAAGTTAATGTAACTTCATTTGCAAGAGCAGATCTATTATGGGCCCATCCCGAAACACCAGAGCTAATGGCTGAATCAGGATTTGTTGCTACCTATTTTGGAATCGAATCATTCAATGAACGTGCGGCAATGTTTGTAGGTAAGCCTTGGAGTTTCAAACATGCACAAAACTATCTTGCAAAGTTAAGGCATGATATTTGGAAAGATCGTGTTAGTTTTAGATGCAGTATGATTTGTGGATTACCCGGCGACACAAGAAAAGACTATTTGAACTGGCATAGGTGGTACGTGGATAACAATATTCCAAACTGGAGTTGGCATCCTTTGCTGTTACAAAGAGATCGGCGTGCGGCTTATAACAGTGATATTGATCAAGATGCTGAAAAATTTGGCTACACATGGATCACTGAAAATGGAATGCCAATTTGGAAAAATACCGAATCGGGCCTGACCTGGCGCGACGCACTAGAATACTACACTGAGCTAGAAGCGTTGAAAACACCATACCAAGTGCCAACATCATTTAGTTTAATTGAAGAAGTAAACTACTGCAACCTAGACCCTAGAAAGCATAATTTTACTCGCAATGTTGATGCTGATCAAGTTCGAATTCAAGAAGCACGTCGCCAAAGATTGGACGAGTATTTCAAAAAATTACTTGCTCTTTGATTATAGGTATGTTATATTATTGTAATGTGGACAGAAGTACAAGACGCAGTAACCAGCCTATTGCCTGCAAAACGCAAAACATCTGGTACTGGCTGGATCAGTTTTAACGCACCCTGTTGTGTACACAACGGCGAAACACCCGACACTAGAGGTCGTGGTGGCTTAATATTCAATGGGCAAGGCGTAGTAAACTATCACTGTTTTAACTGTTCATTCAAATCAAACTACACTCCAGGACGGCATCTAAACTACAAATTTAAAAAGTTACTGTCTTGGATGGGCGCAGATGAAAACACTGTTAAACGTTTAGTTATCGAAGCCATGCGTATTAAGGATCTTATTGCACCTGAAGACATTGCAGAAGAGCCCAAAGAAGAAATTGTTATTAAAGCACGGGATCTTCCCAGGGACACAATTAGCTTGAATGAAGCTGTGAGTTTATATAACGAGCTTCCTAAAGAAATGCAACATGCAATAGACTATGTACGAGATCGAGGAGTCGATCTGGATTCATATGAAATATTGTGGTCACCAGATGAAGCATATAATCTACATCGTCGTGTTATAGTTCCCATCACATGGCAAAATCGCACAATGGGCTATACAGCTCGTGCATTTGATCCTGTGGTCAAACCCAGATACCATAACAACTATGAAAACAAGCTGGTGTTTAACTTAGATAAACAATTACAAACCAGTCGTATTGTTATTGTATGTGAAGGACCATTCGATGCTATTGCTATCGACGGAGTTGCTACACTAGGCAATAATGTCAGTGACGTACAAGCAGATCTAATAGAAAGTTTAGACAAGCAAGTCATTGTAGTGCCTGATCAGGACGATGCAGGACAAGGGCTAGTACGTGCCGCACTCAACTATGGTTGGAATGTTAGTTTTCCTGTGTGGCAAAAAGACTATAAAGATATCAACGATGCAGTTTGTAATCTAGGAAAACTATTTGTACTACGAAGTATTATTAGTGGCGTAGAGTCTAATCCACTGAAGATAAAACTGAGGAGAAAAATCAATGTATAAAAAGATTCACGCTCACGGCAGCACCTTTACCTGTGGACGTTATCTACCAGATCAGAATGTTGACAACTACGGATGGCTATTGCATTTGGACTTGGGCATTCCTGGAGTTAACCAAGGCTTTCATAGAAGCTCGAATGAAGACACATTTTTACGTGCGGCAGTTAGTCTACTAGATGCAGACGCAGACTTAATTGTTGTTGAATGGTGTGGCGCAGGTAACCAACGCTACTATCCAGATCACACCAAAGTTGTAACAGAGACTAACGTTCAAGACACGCTGTTTAATCAGTACTACAAACTAAGTCAGTTTTTGCCTTTGCTGGACAGCATGGCATTTCATATGCGTAAGCGTGTTATTCACTTGACCAGCGATCTGTTTATTGATCCTGCGTTCTTACAAATTCCTTTGCCACCAAACAACGCAGAAGATATTTCAGGACTCAGTGCCGCCGCCAAAGCAGTGATCTGGCCAACTAAAGAAACTACACTTACCGAAGCTCGTGCATGTCTTAATAGTATTCGCACACTATTGTTGACCATACGCCAGAGCGATTGGCTAAATCTGACCACTAACTTAAAACAACAGTTTGGAGACAATATGGTGTCAAAAGAAGCACACCGTTGGGTTGCAGACAAGGTTAAGGAAATAATTGCTAAATGAAGGAACGCATCTATGTAATTGGGTTCCCTAGTTCTTCGCTACTATTAGTAGAAGGACTAATACGTTATGCTTCAAACTTTGGCATTGACTACGGCGAACAATTTTACATGGATGCGTTTTATAAAAGCAAACGAGGTGGATTGCGGATATCAATGAGTCCACAATTTTCATGTACTACATTAGACGAAGTTAAGCAATCTTTAACCAAAACTGGACCTGCAGTTATACAAGTTATCTGCCCGATGTTAGATGCAAACATCACTGATGTCTACAAACTATTACAGAATGAAACTTGTATATATGTTTCAGCTTACGATCCAGTGTTCACTATTATTAATAGTGTCACTGATAGAAATTCTAAGGCTATCTTTAGCCCAACAAAAGATATCAAGCGTTGGAATCAACTTGCAGAAAACTTTGATGATTTGGAAGTGTGGCAGAAACGAGAATACCTAAGCGAACATATCGAATATTTTTTCACAGAAACAGTAGCACAACTTAAACAATTAACTGGGCATATATCTTGTTTTGATGCATATCAGTTAATGACAAATACCGTAAGTCAAGCTAGACATATCTTCGATTCGTTGGACTTAGAAATAACAGATTTTAACGCATATAATTTTTTAGTCAACGAATGGAATACTAATCATGTAGTTTTGACAAGAGATTATTTAAAAATACACGATTATATTCAAAGTATTGATAATGACAACATTGGGTCAAGTTTCTATTTGCGTAGTGTAGTGTATGAAGCTATAATACAAAGACACCTAAAGAACAAAGGTATTGATTTAAAATGCTACGGTTTAAATAAGTTTCCGCGAAGAGTAGAAGAACTAAAGGAATACTATGAATAAAGAATACACACCAGAACTGCAAAAGTTATTTTTGGAAATGATGTTGGGTGACGCTCAGACATTTGTACGGATACAGAACATTTTCAATGCCGCAAACTTTGATCGTAGTCTGCGTGAAGCGGCAGAGTTCATGCAAAAGCACACAGACGAACACAAAGCAATGCCCACCGCAGATCAGATCCGTGCAACAACGGGTGTGGATCTAAAGTCGCACACAGACCTACACGAAGAACACTATGACTGGTTTATGCAGGAGTTTGAATTTTTTACACGCAGACAGGAACTAGAACGTGCGATTTTAAAAAGTGCAGACCTACTCGAGAAAGGTGAATATGATCCTGTAGAAAAACTAATCAAAGATGCAGTACAGATCAGTTTAACCAAAGACATGGGCACAGACTATTTTGAAGATCCTCGTGCAAGATTGGAAGCAATTAGGTCAAACAACGGACAAGTAAGCACAGGGTGGCCCACACTAGACAAGCGTTTGTTCGGTGGCATGAACAGAGGCGAGCTCAACATCTTTGCAGGTGGTTCTGGTAGTGGTAAGAGTTTGTTTATGCAGAACATCAGCATTAACTGGGTACAACAAGGATTGAATGGTGTGTTTATTACACTAGAACTCAGTGAAGGACTCTGTGCAATGCGTATGGATGCAATGGTAGCAAATACTAGCACTAAAGAAATCTTCAAAGACATGGACACACTGGAAATGAAGATCAAACTTGCAGGCAAGAAAAGTGGCAAGTTTAGAATCAAATATATGCCAGCACAAAGCAATGTCAATCAACTTCGCAGTTATTTAAAAGAGCTACAAGTACAGACAGGTATGAAGGTTGACTTTGTTATGGTTGACTATTTGGACTTGGTTATGCCAGTAAGTGCTAAAGTATCGCCTAATGATTTGTTTGTTAAAGACAAGTATGTGTCAGAAGAATTACGCAACCTAGCAAAAGAATTTAACGTGTTAATGATTACAGCATCGCAGTTAAATCGTAGCGCAGTAGAAGAAATTGAATTTGACCACAGTCATATTTCGGGTGGTATCAGTAAGATTAATACTGCTGACAACGTGTTTGGTATCTTTACAAGTCGTGCAATGCGTGAGCGTGGACGTTATCAGATACAGCTAATGAAAACACGTAGTTCAAGTGGTGTTGGACAAAAGGTAGACTTGGAGTTTAACTTAGAAAGTTTGCGTATTACTGATCCTGGCGAAGAAGGACAAGATCGAGGACCAGCAGAAGGCGTCAGTAGTGGATTATTGGATAAAATTAAAACAACTTCGTCGGTTACAAAAGTAGACGACACTCCTAAGGTAGGCGGGCAGGTTGATAGTAGTAAACTAAAAAACATGCTAGCTGGATTAAAATCATGATAGCATATGAAGATATTAAGGAAGTACATTTAGAAATTAGTTCATTATGTAATGCAAAGTGTCCTCAGTGTCCGCGTAATTTTAATGGATATACATTCAATGATGGATACCCAGAAACATACATGACATTAAGTCAGGCTAAAGAAATATTTGATTCTTCATTTTTAAGGCAGTTGCGTAAAGTTTTAATTAATGGCAACTTTGGCGATATTGTTATGAACCCCGAATCGGCAGATATTGTTGAATACTTTCGTTCAGTAAATCGAGGTATGCATATTATTATCAGCACCAATGGCGGAGCAAGAGATAAAGAATTTTGGGAACGATTGGCAAAAGCAAACACAAAGGTGTTATTTTGTCTTGACGGTCTCGAAGACACGCACCATTTATACAGACAAAACACTCGTTATAATACAGTAATTAAAAATGCAATGACATTTATTGGTGCCGGCGGCAATGCCACTTGGAAGTGCATTAAGTTTAAGCATAATGAACATCAAATTGAAGAAATGCGCCAGTTAGCCAAAGACTTTGGCTTTTCAGGCTTTGAGCTAATCGACCACGGCAGAGACATTGGCCCAGTTTACAACGAACAACAAGAACTGACACATGTATTGGGTGATTATAATGGACCCACAGATTGGCAAACAGTGTTTGTTGAAATGCGTTCAGAACAGCGTACACTAGACAATACAGCCAGTCGCTTCAATCCAGAGTCTGATAATATTGAGATTAGTTGTGATACGTTAGATAATAGCAGAATTTATATTGCCGCCAATGGCGATGTAGCCCCTTGTTGTTTTACTGGATTTTATCCTAAAACGTTTGGTAAAAATCAGTACATGGAAGTTGTTAATAGTCAGCTCGGCCCAATGATGCAAGACCATAATGCAATGCAACACGGAATTAAGAAAGCCATCGAATGGTTCCAGCCTATTAATAAATCATGGGATAAACGCTCATATAAAGACGGTAGAATGTTTGTTTGCGACGAATTTTGTGGACGTTGTAATAATGAATCGTAATAAATACAACTATTAACAAGTATGAGGATATCCCTTGCAACAACGTACTCGTAGCCTATTAGACGAACTTAGTGAAATTTCAATCACGAAAAGTTCACGTCAGCGTAGTTTAGTCATCGAATCTCGTGCAACTCATGTGATTACCGGTGCCATTAATCTAATTAATAGTATTCGTGAAGCATATGACGAAGAAACTGCACTTGATTTAGAGCGCCGCCTACTCAATAGTATACGTTCTCAGGATTCCTCAAAGTTTGCAAGAGGTATTCGGAGAACTAACAATGAAAATTAATGATGTAATTAGATTAGACGAGAAAATCAGCGACGATGACAAAGCTCGTATTAGAAAAGCAATGGGTCCTAACAAAGATGCCAACGTAAAGTCACTTATTAAACTAACTCCTGGTTGGGGTGATACGGGCAAAAATAAGCAAAAAACTGACGAGGCTGAAGTTGCCGCCGGCACCCAGAACTGGATGCAAAAGATTGGATCTGGTATTAAAGGTGCAGTAAGTGGGCAAGGAGTTGACGCCGGAGTTGCTCAAGGCAACTTTGACAAAGCAATTAAGCCTGTCGTTGCCCAGGCTTATCAATCATGGGTGAGCCAATTTAATAGCGATCCATCTTTAAAAGACAAAAATATTCCTGATGAACAGAAAGATGCTCAACTTAGGAAATGGATGGATCAATACCATAAACGTACACCCAAAGATAAATGGGAAGCAAATGCTACACCTCCTAAAGGTGCTGGCGGCAATGTTAAAGTCGCAAAAGACTATATCGAAAAGATGATTCGATTGGATGTTAGCTCTACTCCAGAAAAAGAACAACCAAAGCAACAGCAGGGCGGCGGCGAAGCACCAGCTGGTATGCAAACAACCCAAAATACTGATGCAACAAAAGTCGCAAAAGGCACAATGTTTACAATTAAACAGTCAGGCGGCGGTGAAGCAATGTATCGTTGGGATGGCGGCACTTGGTCAAAGCTATCCGATACTGGTAAATGGCAGTCAGGTCAGATCAAAAATGATCTAGCATTTAAACTCTATCTGGCCGCTGTTAAGCAAGGTACAGCAATGGCTCCAATTCCAGGAGACCCCAACGCAGGTGCGGCGTTTGTTGATCCAAAATCTGGTAAAAAAGTAGATCCTGATGCACCAGCTACTCCTGCGCCAGCTGGACAAGCACAAGCACAAGCAGGTACAACAGGTAGTACAACTCCTCAAGTTGATGCTAACAAAGATGGTAAAGATGACAACACCGGTGAACCAATAAAGCAAGTTGATGCTAACAAAGATGGCAAAGACGATACTACTGGTGAACCAATGAAACCCACAGATGGTGCAAAAGCCCAGGGTGATGCACAAGCACAAGGTGATGCACAAGCACAAGCCGGTGCAGTTGACCCGAAACGTCTCGACGGTGCTAAGACAAGCATTGGCACAGCAAACAAAGCCGCAATAGATGAGCTAGCAAGACTACTAAAAATAGAGAAGGCCGCATAACATGAAAATTAATGATTTTAAGCAAACAGAACAACTAAAACTTATCGAAGCTAAATTCCTTCGCGGTCGTAAACTTCTCGATAGCATGTGCGAAGGATTAGATGCTGAACAACGTCGTGTTGTAGAAG